GTCTTTCAACACTATTTTGAATACTATCTTTATATATCATTTGTTTATACATATTATAACTCCGCATCTGCAGTTATTTGCACTCTAAGATCAGCACCTGCTACAACTCCAGTTGAAACGTTGTTTCTTCTTGGATTTACAGACGATAACCCTAAGTTCACAGTCGTTCCAGCTCCATCTGTAACATCTGATGTAATCACTCCAGTTGTATTAGCGTTTGCTGTTGAATAAAGTGTAATTGTTGGTGATGTCCTCATAGCAACTGGAAAACACCAAGTTCCAGGTGACGCATACGCCCAAGTTGCAGAAACATTTGTTCCAAGAGCACCAGCAGTTGTTGCTGTTCCTGGGACTGTTCCAGTATCATATGTTTTTGCAAAATACCTTTGACAATTAGCCAATTCCTGATTATAAAGTCTGCGTTCAAACGGTGTTGCTGTTGAGCCTACTTCTAGTTGGACACCTGTGATGTAGAAGGTAGCACTTGATGTGCCTACGACTGAAGTTGCACCTGTGGCTGAAATATATCCAGAAGCAGCCCACGCTCCAGCAGTGCCAACATTAGTTGAACCAGCTCCTAATCCAAAGATTACAAACATACCATTACCGTTAGTGGTAAGCCATGTTCCAGTTGTATCACCTGCAATAGTAATTGTTTTTTGTTCCCATGTATTTGCTGAAGATATTGTATAACTAAATGGGTATCCTCTATTGAAAGCAGAATTATCAATAGCCCCTCCAAAAGTTCCTGTAAGCGAACTTCTTACCCAAAATGAAAATGTTATTGTTTTAGCATTTGCAGTTCCCCATGCCAAGTCAGCAACATTATATCCCTCAATATTTTGTCCAACATAAAAGTAATCTGATGATGTTACTGAATAAGCAGAGCTTGATGTAATTCCTAAATAATTTGTGTATCCAGCTGGAGGAGTCACACTTCCAGCATTTTGTTGCGTTGTTAATTTTGATGTTTGAGTTAATCCAAAATACCATCTATCTAATGTATATTGTGCATTAATAGGCGTAACACTAGCACCAGCATTTCTCTGATCTATTCTCATATCACCATTTATAATACGGTTCCTTAAAAACGAAGACCCCATATTTACACTACCTGTGACACTTAAATTACCACTTGTATCAAACTGTCCTGCCAACGTATTATTCGTATAAAAACTCAAAGGTAAATATGTACCAGACCCATTCACACCTGAAATGATCTGTGTATCAGTTGAGCCGTTTGTAGCCATAACAATCTTAGATGCATTAGTAGGGTTTGAATTATTAGTTGCTTGAAACCCTGCAACTGTGCCTGAACCGTTAGGAACTGCATAAACACCCGTATTAGCATTAGGTGTAGATGTTTGAAACTTAGTACGATTATTTACCGTAGCTGAATCAAAGTCACCTTGTATTAAATTACTATTAGAGTCAATTACAATTTGCGCCATTTATTTTTCCTTTATAAGATTACCCAGCGTTGGCCAGTTGGCACAGTCACAACTACGCCTGAGTTAATAGTTAACGGGCTTACACTCATGCCGTTGAAGTTTGTTGTAAGTGTATAGTTTGCACTTATGGTGTTTCTGTTCTCGTAGATAGCGCCGTCTGCTGAAGCGCCACCACCAATGTTACCCCAGCCTGTAGCGGTATAACCTTCAAACCCGGCTGTCGTAGTATTATATCGAACCATACCTACAGTTGGGCTAGGTCTTTCGCCTGTTGTACCATTAGGTAATCTAATAGTTCCTGTACCACTAAAATTTAAATTATTAGGTATACTTGCTGTAGCGGCATTAAATGTTACTGTATCACCCGATGCATTACCAAGCGTTGTATTACCATTAACTGTTAAGTCACCTGTTAGGGTTGTATTTCCAGAAGCGGCTAATGTTGTAAACGCACCTGAACTAGCGGTTGTAGCACCGATTGAAGTACTATTAATTGTACCACCTGTTATGGTAGCAGCACTTGAAACAACAGTTCCTGAAAAATAACTTAATGCATCTACTACATCTACTGCATTATTAAAGACAAACATTGTCCTACCAGCAGGCACTGCGATACCTGTTCCAGTTGTGTTTTTAACGGTAACAGCATCTGCTAGACCATTACTAACAAGGTATAATTTTTCAATTTGACAGCCTGAACCTAGGATTAAGTTACGAGCGCCACCTGAAGTACCAGTTAAATTAAGTCTTAAATTACGCGCTGTTTGAGCAGTATTAGTATTAGTTAAGGTTAAAGTAACATCAGCACTTGAGAAGGCAACATCGGCTGTACCTGTAATAGCCTCGCCTAACGCTGTTCCTAAGTTAACGTTGGTCGTAGCACCCCATGTACCTGACTGCTCACCAGTACCTATAAGCTCTATTTTTAGATCGGAAAATGTACTTGCCATAAAAAATCCTTAGTTTATTTATCTATATTATACATTAATTACATGGTTGAGAAGTATCAATTGTGTCCCAACTTGCAGTCTGTGAGTCATTTATGTCTGTCCATGCGCCAGCTGGTGTTGAAATTGTAGTCCAACTTGGTGTTTGAGCATCGTTGACACCCACCCATGCACCACCAGGTGTTGAAATTGCAGTCCAACTAGCTGATTGATTATCATCAATTTTAAACCAGCCGTTGTAACATATTATATCTAATAAACCAACATTCTCAAAGACTGCAGTTATATAATCAGTTTTAACGGAATTAAGATCAGCAGCATTAATGTTTTCAGTAACCAATCTTACAAAAGTAGCTTGTATAGATTCCACTGATGTCACTGTAAAGTTTTCAATTATAGAGTCTGTAAATACTACACCTGCCTGTGTTACATCTTCTAATGTAGTAGCTTCAGTTACAGATGAAATAAAATTAGTTACTAGATTGTATAAATCTACTAATTGAGTGTCTTCAGTAATTGATTGGCTATAGTTTGTTTGTTGGGTATTTGTATCACCTAAAATACTATCTTCAGTAATTGATTGTGGGAAGTTAGCTGTAACTGTTTTAACATCATCTAATGTACTATCTTCAGTAATTGATTGTGGGAAGTTAGCTGTAACTGTTTTAACATCATCTAATGTACTATCTTCTGTAATTGATTGTGGGAAGTTAGCTGTAACTGTTTTAACATCATCTAAAATACTATCTTCTGTAATTGATTGTGGGAAGTTAGCTGTAACTGTTTTAACATCATCTAAAATACTATCTTCTGTTTGTGATGTAGCAAATGCTGCTGTAGCTACATATGAATCTAACGCTGTAAAATCTTCAGACCTAGAAACTGCAAACTGTCCCAACAAGCTTGTAATATCAATTAAACTACTATTCTCGGTAATGCTATCTGTATAACTTGTTCCACCAGAACTCCAAAGAACAATAATAGTACCTAAACCACCATTACCCCCAGACACAACTACTGTAGTACTTGTTCCTTGAGCGCCACCAGAAGCTCCTCCACCGTATGAGCCACTAGAACTTCCATTGACTGAGTTATTAGGTCCACTTGCTCCTCCTGAAGCGCCATAATATCCTATAATATCATATCCTAAACCGTTGCTACTACCATTAGATATTGTTAAACCACCTCCACTAGCACCTCCTCCTAATACACCTGGTTGAGCAGTGGTTGAAGAAGCTCCGCCTCCTACACCATCGGCATTATTTCCTCCAGCACCACCAAGACCAGCCCCGCCATTTCCGCCAGATGTACCTCCGCCATTACCTCCTCCGCCTCCGCCTCCAGTTACGGATGAAGTTGCTCCTGTTGCACCATTTCCGCCATTACCACCATTACCATTAGGCCCTGCCGAGCCACCACCACCACCACCAGAACATATTCCTGTAGTTGTTGAAGCGGTAGATACTCCGCCCGTGCCTCCAGTATAGTTTAATGTGCCTCCTGTTCCTGTTCCTCCAACCCCAGCAGTATTTGTAGTTCCACCAGACGATACACCGCCAGTTCCTCCAGTAGCTGTAGTATATGAACCTGTGGTAGTAGGAGCTATAGATACTATACCCACATAACATGTACCAGTTGATACTGTAGTAGATGGTCCTGAGTATGATCCAGATGGTTGAAATGATATATCAAATATTGCATTTGAAGGCGCTGTTGCATCACTATCGCTATTTATTGGTGTATATCCAGTTGGGGTTGTAAATGTAGCGTTTGCACTTATACTAGATGCAAGATAAACCATAGTAGTACCAGCAGTGCCAGGAGTTATAGATACTGGAGATTGTGTAGCTGCTGGTGTTTGTGTGCTAATTCTAGCCACATCAAAAGTAGCATTACTATAAACTAAAATAGTAGCACTTGATGTAGTAGATCCACTTTGAGTTACTGTATAACTTACTGGTTCCGAAGAGGCTGTGCGATAATATATTGCTCTTCCTTGGGTGCTTCCACTTGTGGGTAATGTCCAACCAGATGGCGTAGTCCAAGTATTTGTAACAATAGCGCTGTTAACATACATTAGCATGAGGTCACCATTTGATACTGATGGCACGGTAACGGTTATAGTGGTTGATGCTGTATTTTGTACCGATACCGCTGATGAAACAAGAGATATTACATTTTGAGCTAGTCCAAACTGGGACGTTCCTCCAGTACCGCCTGTAGAAGTTCCTCCGCCCGTAGCTCCAACCACACCCGCTCCCGATGCTCCCACCGCATAAAATACATAACTGTTTGGTGTATAGGTTTGATTGACTAATTTTGAATATCCTCCCCCGCCACCCCCTGCGCCACCAATTCTATTTGCGGTAGTTGTAGCTATAGTAGTTCCAGAACCTCCACCCCCTGCGCCAACTATATGAATAGCATTATTTGATGAGTTCCATGTAGTCGGTACTTGCCATGACGTGCCTGAATTTATAATTTGAATATAATTAGTTCCAGACCCACGAGTCCAGTTAGTTGCTGTAGGCGATATATATCCATTGGTTATTGTTCCATTAGATGAAGATAAAGTAACATCATTTACCAAAGCATAATCAGTAGTAAAACTATTAGTTACATTTAAAGTTGAAGTTGCTGCTGTTAAAGTGTCAGTTCTAATAGTAACCAAATTGCTAGACGAAGATCCATTTATTGAAAAAGTGGTTACATTAGTTGTAGTTCCTGAACCAAATTGCAACATCCATTTAGCTGTTTTAGAACTTGATATAGTATTAAAAGTATTACTTCCAGAAATGGAAACTACGGGAGACCCTGTAGTGCTAGTAATATTTAAATTATTGTAGAAGTATGATCCACCAACAAAATTTATTCTGCTATTTCCAGCACCAACTATATTAATATTTGCGGTGTCTTTATTAAAAGTTAAATTAGTGCCAGATAATGTCCAAACACTTTGTGCAGTAGTTGCAGTATTTAAAGAGGTCATTGTCCAAGTGCCGCTACCCATATTAATAGTTCTAGCAATTGCACCAGAAGTACTAAATGAACCCATAGAAACATTATAAATACCAGCACTAAAAGTACCAGAACTTATAATATATGATGCATCATTACTTAAAGTTAAATCATCCGCAAGAGATACTGTTCCACCACCTACACTTTGGGTCATATCAGGTAAAGTTTTTCCAGCGCTTGTAATAACTTGAGTGCCAGTACCTTGTAATTGTATAGAACTACTTGAGTCAATAGTAACGGTCATTCCAGATGATAATGTAAGACTACCGTATAATCTATATCCTCCTCCGCTAGATGGCATATCCCATGTTCCAGTAAATCCAGTAAAATTTACGCTTCTTGCATAATTTGGATTTCCTGAAAAAGTTAATGCATAAGATCCAGTAGTAAAATTAAAATCTAATACTGTTGATGCTGAACCGCCTGTAAATCCCCAAGTTACTTGTCTTGTAGAGGAACCAGAAACTGAAATGTTTATTGTGGGTGTGCCAGTATATGAAAATCCAGTGTGAGCAGTCTGGCTAAATACAGCAGCGCCAAGGGAACTGCCTATACATGTTATATTACCAGTGCCAAATGCTATAGACCGAGTATTAGTAGAACTAGAGTTAAATGATGCTATAGTAAATGTAGTGTTTTGAAGATCTAGAGTGCCAGCAGTGTGGGTAAATGATCTATTAGTTCCAAGTGATGTAGTACCATTTAATTGTAATGTTGCGCCTGGTGAATTTTGAATTATTGAATTTAAAGGCTGCCCATTACTTGTAATAACTTGAGTTCCAGATGTTGCAGAAAAAGTCCATGAACTAGTACCAGTGGTTAATGTCATTCCAGATGACATAGTTAAAGAACCATAAAAAGTACAGCTTGCGCTACCTGGAGACCAAGACCCTGTAAAACCTGTAAAATCTAATGATTTAACCGCAGTAGTACTAGATAATGCAAAAGCACCGCCACCTGCTGATATACTAAAACTTATAGAATTTGCTTCTGTAACATTAGTGGGATTAATAGTTCTAGTGCCTGTTGTTCCAGAATATATAGATTCTATAAGGGGGGTGCCTGTAACTGAGTATCCAGTAGCCCCAGTAAATATGGTAGTGGCATTACCAGATAGTTGAATTTTATTTACACCAAACGCTAGGGTGCCTGTAAACCCTGTCATAGTTAATATTCTAGCTTGAGCAGTAATACCAATAGTTACTGTATTTGCACCTGATGTGGCATCAAAGAATACATCATCAGCAGATGTAGGAACAGCTTGACCACCAGCTCCACCAGAAGTTAAAGCCCATTTACTACCTGCGGTGTTATCCCAAGTACCAGCTCCACCTACCCAATATCTATTTGCCATTAGTTATGTCCTCTATAGGCGTGATAATACTATCCTTATCGTAAAAATTAGGATCAATATAAGTATGGTTTAAATTAACGGGAAGATTGTCTGGAACTAAAACTAAGAATGTGTCTATAGATGGCCATGGATCAGATGGATCAGCCATTACAATATTTTCTACTACATTTGTTTCTCTGTTGATAACAGCGCTTTTCATGATGAGATACGAACTAGGCCCATATTAATTATAGGCCTAATATCTTATTATGATGTTGCTGTTGTTGAATATGTAACTGCTAGTGTATCACCAGCTGTAACTGCTTTAGAAACAGTAAAATTACCTTCACTATATAATGTGCCAGTTGTAGAACTTTGAGTGCTTACAGCACCTGTACCTGTTACAAGGAAGCAACCATAAACTGTACCACCTGCACCTGTAATAGTGTAAGTAATAGATGAAGCTGCTGAAGTTGTAACGTTAGTTGGTGTTGTGCCAGATGATGATGCCGCAGCAAATACTGCTGTACCACGCACCGCTGAACCCCCTACAGTATAATTCACATATTCAGTCCATGTTTTAGATGTCATAGTATCAGCTGCAGCAAATGTAGTGCTGTTGCCAATAAGACCTAAGAATGGCCCTACAGTTGTATATGTACCTGATGTTCTCAATAATGTATCAAGCATTAATTGTTTACCTACAGCAACAACTAAATTAGGAAACTCTTCTTCCCATTTAACATTACCGTTTTTATCTTTACATAGTACATAGTAGTGTCCTGCAACTCCCATGTCTTCTGCTGAGATAGTATTTGTATTAAGTGTAGCAATAGCTGAATCGCCAAAGCCGCCTGTTTCTTTAATCATATATTTCTCCTTATGAAATCCGTAAAACAGCAGTAGTCGACGATGCCGTTGGAAACGTAATTGTAAATGTGGATGTAGCCGTTTTTGTACCGCCAAAATTTAATACTGCAACCGCAGCATTTGTAGTGCTATTATATATTAACGCACCACCGGTTGCAAAACTAGCAGGACTCCAAGTAACATCGTTAAACGAAACATAAGCTGTATTATTAGATGTATCACTTCCTAGTCCAGATGCTGTTAAGATTTTACCCCCCGCTGTGTAACCCGTACCTGTTACTTCGTTTGTTGTTGTATACACAGTTGTAGCTTCATTTAAATCTGCACTACCATCATACAAAGCAACTTTGTAAGTATATGGCGACCCTGCATTAAAGTTTTCTAAACCTTTTAATAGATTTAATTTAAATACTGTCGTCTGTGTTTGTGATATAGCCATTATTGTACTGGGTACCTTACTTGACCACTTCTATAAGCATCTTGTCTATCTTTACCATCTGAAAGTTGTTTCAACAATATCATAGCTTCATCATAACGTTTTTGATACTGATTAATAACGTCTTGTTCACCCTTCATGTACGTATATGCTTCTAGTAATGATCCATAAAGCAACGTAGAACTAAAATTATCACCCAACCAAGTAGTACTGGCAGTAACAATAGATGTAGGATAATAAAAATAATGAAGTTCAACTGCATAGTTACTATCTGGTGTTGGTCCTAATATAAAGGCTGAGTTATCAAACACTGCATAGTATCCAGGCACTCCATAAAAAGCTGAGTCAGTGTCAGGAAAAGATTGCCTAATAAAATTTACGTCTTTGTTTAGAAGGTACGTGTATTCATTACTAGCATTAATTACTGCCAAGCTAAACGTAGCTAACCAATCAGTTGGCATTGCTAAATATTTATTTCCTGAAGTCATTGTACCTGTTACGTTTTTGCGTAGCGCAGGAAGTTGTACTGAGTTGTATATACGTTGTTCTGCTTGTTGTATAAACGTGTTTATATCAGCTGTTTGAAACTGATTCTCAGTATAACTTTGTATCTCAGCGACTAACTCAGAGTAATTCATTATGCCATTGGGCCTCTAGCTTTAGTGCCTTTAGTAGCTGCACCGCAACCACGAATAGTGATACCCTCAGTTTTAACATCGTCACGAGCAGGATCACCCATGCTAACTCGTTGTCTAGCTGTTTTAAAATTAAGCTGAGTAGCACTTAGTTTATTAGGATCTTGAGAAACCTGAATATCTAAACTATTTGGGTTAGGCTCTGGTTGTTTATATTCTGCCATGATTATTATCCTTTTTTCTGTGCTGCAATTTTAGCTAAACCACGACCCATTTTTTTCATGTCAGCATTAGTTTTACCACCTTTGCTACCACTAGATTTTGGACCTTTTTGAATACCTACTTTAGCGCCATCGTTAGGAAAAACTTTAACATCTGTTTTACCTTTTTTAACAACGCCGTCTGCTGCTGATTTATATGCCATTTTAATACTCCTTATGTTGTTGTTACTGTTACTGATGATACTTCGCCGGTTGCTACTAAATAATTAGGTGTTAGTATTGCATCAAACGAACTTGCTCCACCTACAGGTAACCAACCCCATTGAATAACGCGACTACCCATTGTAGGAATCCCTGTATCATCTGTAGCTGTGCCTGTTTGTTCCGTCAATTGTAACCCATTTAGACCGGCTGTGTAATAGCCTAAATCAGGTCTTGGATTACGCACTGCTTGCGGATCATTAACTGGGTATAAACCTAAGCTTAACTGAGGCTGATCCGGTTCCCAACATTCTGGGCATACTAGTATATTAACATTTTTGGTCTTAATAACCAATCTTTTAAGTTGTTTTAACTTATATCTAAACCCGCAGCGATCACACTGCGATATGGCATTTTTACCACTTGAATATTTACTAGGCATCTAATTACCCGTGGTAGAACATTTCACGAGGTACAAACCTAATACTTGCTTTTTCTCTATCCTCGTCTGCTGCTAATTGAAATGCCGCTTCATAGTCTGCTCTTAACATCTGAATACGATTAGGGTCAATATTAGGTAGCTTCATACTTAAATAAGCAGCTAACCCTGCAACCATGCATGGAATAAATCTAAACGGAATATCTTGTACATTTACGCCATTACCGGCGTCTTGAATGCGTCTTAGTCTATAGTACACAAACTGATAGTAATTACTTTGATCAGGTGCTGGCCATACATTGACTGTAGGTAAGTTCTGCACATAGATTTTAGATGCTGTTAAGTGTGTCGCTGCAGTTGTATTATTCACCCCGCGTATACAATCAACTAAGTCATTACCACTAATACCACCATATTGAATTGTTTCGTTATCTACTTTAATAAAGCCAAACTGCGCTAAACCTACTGTAGAACTTAATGTAATCGTAGTTTCTGTTGCGTCTAACGCTTCAGCAGTAAGGATTGTAGTGGGGTTTTCTTGACCACTTTGTCTATTAATCCATACTTGGATAGGACGGCCATTTGCATTCTTGTTAGGTATTGTAATGTAGGTAGACTCGGATATGCGGTTAATATTAATATCTTGTTGGTTCTGTCCTGTACCAGTACGCGTTACCATGTCTAACAAATCAATTGTATCTGTAGGCAGTGCATACATAATTTGACCTTGATTTAACGCAATTTGACCTGGTTCTATAGTCCATAAATTAAGACCACGATTAGCCCACTCAATAGCCATCAAGTTTAAAGAACGACGTGCAGTTCTTAACTCATAACCCGTACGAAGTTCTTGACCACATCTTTCAAATGCATCTTCGATAAGATTGTTTAAATCTAAGTTAAAATCTGTTGTCCCGGTGGTTCTATCAACCATTATTTTTTACCCTTTGGAAATCCAGCTTTCATGTTTGCATAGGCTTTTGGTGTTATTGTAGACTTCGATTTTGGTCTTGAAGTACCTGCTTTTTTACGAGCATTTATATTTGCATATAGTCCTACAGGTCCACCTTCTTTATACTGTGTAAAGTCTGTGTTGTCTCTTCGTTTTTTAGTAACGCCTTTAGGCATCTTGCTTTCTTTTATTGCACCCATTCCACGACTTGGTCTCATCTTGATCTCCTTAAACTAGCTAGTCCGCCGGTTCTAATATTAACGGGTTTAAAATTACCGGGTTGTTGTTGTGGTGCTTGTGTTGCCGTTGCGCTACCGCCCTCTGCAGGTCTAAAACCACCAAACGCTGCTATTGTTGTAGGTACATTATTTCTTGGTGCTGGACCCCTTGCATCTTGATTAGGCGTATATCGTAATGGTTGAGCAACTTGTGGATTAGAAGATACAGGCATAATAGGTTGAGGGCGAGTATCTACTTCAGGTCTTACATCGGCTGATGAAAAGGGTACAAAAAATGGGTTGTTTTGTGTTTTAGCATAACTAGCTAATTTTGATATAGTGTCATCCGCTCCAAAACCAAAGTCAGCATAATTAACAGGTATAGAATCTGTTTGCGTAGAGCCACTTGGATAATACTCACCCAACGCATTTTGAATATCTGACTTTAAATAATCAGGTGCATTAAAATCACCGGCTAATGTAGTTGGTGATGACGTATTTGGGTTGTACGACTGTAATCCAAAATTCTTTTGAAAATTTTGTTGGGCTAATGGGTCTTGATTCATACTAAACTTATTCATTATATCACCATAAATATTAGCGCTGGGAGCACCTGCTCTTTGTTGTACAGAAGTATCTCCGTAAAGACCCCCTAATTGTGGTAATAAGTTATAAACACCTTTATTACCTTCTACGAAATATTTCGATGCATCATAAGGTTTATCACCATATGTATAAGTATTAGCGCCATAATTAAAACCTGGCGCTGCATAAGTAGGTGTTGTGGTACCTCCAGCACCTGGTGCTGTTGATTCTGATGATCCCCCACCTCCGCCTCCGCCTCCGCCTCCGCCGCCACCACCAAAACCTCCAGTAGCAGCATTAAATATACCACCACCAATAGCAGTAAAGGGGTTACCACCCATAGCAATAGATGCAGCGGGACCTAATATAGGTCCTACAACAGGAACGTGTCCTAAAGCACTGCCTACAATATTTGCTGGGGCTGTAACAATCTTAGCAACACTTTTTACTGCACCACCCATGAGGTTTCCTTATGCTCTTGTTTTACCGCGGATAGCAATGCCGTCAGCACGTTTAGAAGCTGAAGATTTAATCATGCCACCTTTTTTCTTGCCTTCAGGTACAAATTTAGTTAAGCCACTATATTTACTTAAAATTCCTGGCTCTTCTTTCCCTGCGGCTTTTACCATAACTTTTCTTACTGGATCTAATGTGTCATTTATTTTTTTATCAACTTTTTTAACTCCTGATACCATATTATCAACGTCTGATTTAAAAGTAGGTTCAGGTGTTTTGCTGCTGATAGTTTTAGGACTGTATTCTTTTTGTCGAGGCTCCATATCATTTTCAGATGAACCTACAGTTCTTTCAAAGTTTTTTCTTTTTTCTGCTTCAGTTAATTTAGCCATTAAATATTCCTTCCTCTTGTTTTACCACGAACTGCACAGCCGTCTGCACGTTTAGATGCTGAAGATGATTTTACTATACCGCCTTTTTTATAACCTAATTCGCCTGTTAATTCTTTTGGTCGTTCTAATCTGTCTGTAATTCTCATTGCACGGGCCATTCTTTTTTCAGCTTCTTTTGCTGCTTGTAATGCTGCGGCAGAATCTGCATCAGTGGGTTCAATCGGTCTAGGTCTTTTTGCTACAGCTTCTCCAGCTTTCCCCATATAAGGTAGTTTAGTAACTTTTACGCCATCTTCCATAGTAGTTTCAGCTCTGGCTAACGCATTATCACGAACTAGTTTTCTTTCGCCTTGTGACAACGCTCCAGGGTTTTTATTTACTTTGTCCACAATATTTTTAGTTAGTTTTTTAGGGGCAACAGCTTTCATTGCACTACCACCTACGCCTTTAATAGAACCTACGCCACCTATATATTGTTCAGGGTACATAGCTTCTAAACCAGGTTCAGGAACACCCCTAACACCCATAGCACGAGCAAGATCAGTGCCTTCGTAAATATCTCCACCGTCAGCGTATTTTTTAGTTTTCTTAGCCATGTTAGCTCCTTAGCAAACCTTGCCTTTAGTTTTACCACGAACTTCAATGCCGCCGCCTTTAGCACATTTAGTCATACCGCCTGATTTCATTTTAGCCATACCACCTTTTTTAAGAGCAGCTAAGTCTGACTTTTTACCACCATGAAGTTGTTTCTCGTGCATACCTACAGCTTTTTTAGCCATCTTTTTATCTTGCGCCATATCTTTCTTGTCCATCATGCCACCTTCTTTATAAGCCATACCACCCATTTTCATTTTCTTTGTGGTACATCCGCCTTCTTTCATACCTTTTTTAGCCATACCGCCTTTTTTCATGTAGCCCATTTTATTCCTCACTTCCGTTGGTAATTTTGATAATCCAGGATTTTCACTTGAATCTACTGCCTTTAGTGATCCACCTGAGCCGAACTTCTTAGTTTTATCTGCTTTCATAAACTCTTCTCCTACTGATTTTGATATACCAACTTTCTTAGCAAAAGCTGGGTTGTTA